CCATTATACTACAAGGGGTGGTGGAGTTGTCGGGCACTCCTAAGAGAGACGAGCTACTCAAAGCTATTGAGCAGGCATTTGCCCCGAACCCCGAGGCAGAAGCTATGCAAAAAAGAGCCACGGAAGCTGAAATTCGTAGTGCCGAGCTAGAGAACGCTAAACTAGAAGCAGAGGTCGCTGAAGTACAGTCCAAACAGAGACTCAACGACGCCAAGACTGCCCATGTAGTAGTTCAAACTGAGCTTGAAGACGATTTAGTTGAGATACAAGCCGCTAATGCGGTAATTGGCCGTGAAAAAGCTGTGATTATGAAACAACAGCTTGCAGTAGCTAAGGAAAAGAACAGTATCGAACGGGTAAAGGCTAAGAAATCTAATAATGGATCGAGCAGATAAAGAATATTACGAGCGTATGTTAACGCTCACCTCTTACCCAGAGTGGCAAGAGTTTGTAGACGACCTTAAACGTCTTATATATCAAGAACAGTGCAATATTCTAGAAGACGCTAAATCTTGGGACGAAGTGACAGAGAAACGGGGGATGTGTAAAGCATACTCCGAAATAGCTGACCTACGTAGCCAAGTTAAGGTAGCTTTAGATGAGCTTTAAAGTATACGATTACAGGTGCCCTGAGTGCAATGTCGTTGAGGAGCGTTTTGTTCACGCTTCAAAAATTGAGGAGCAATTTCACACATGTGAAACTCAAATGAAACGGCTACCGTGCTCTCCTAACCTTGATTACCTAGGGATGGGTAATGACCCAGACATGGCGACATGCTGGGAGAAGAAAGGAGACATGATAACCAAACGACATAAAGATGCAGGACAGGCGCACCATTTATAGACCTCAACCCCGTCCCTCCGGGAGAGTGTCTCAACTACTGTACCCCCATGATGAGTGGGAGCAGAACTAAGAGGAGTCAATATGGCTAAGTATGAGGACTATGCAAAAGTCCAACAGGATTCTGGTGAAAATCAGGAGATCAAGGAAGCACAAGTACAACAGGAGGAGCGTGAAGCCTCTACCCCTGAAGTAAATTGGGAGCAAAGATATCTCGAACTTGAAAAAGTTGCCTCTCGTAAAGAGAACGAGAATCATGCTCTCAAAAGGATGGTCGATGATTATATCACTAGCGAACCTGAGCCACAGGTCAAGGAGCCTCCAGAAATCACTGTGGATAAGCTCTACGACAACCCTTCGGAAGTCTTTGATGAACAGATTTCCGCGCATCCGGCAGTTCAGCGTGTAGAAGAACTAGAACAGAAGCTGGCACGGCGAGAGCAAGAAGAAGCAGAAGCTAAATTCGCCGCCTCGCACCCAGACTACACTAAGATAGTTTCTACACCAGAATTTGCCAACTGGGTCGCTGAAAACCCGACACGTATCTATCTCGCGCAAGCGGCAGATGCGTTCGATTTCAGTTCCGCTGATGCACTCTTTTCGCTATACAAAGCAGAGAAAGGCCTAAAAACCGCAACTGCGGAGATTGAGCAGGAGGCTAGTATTCAAGCAGTATCGCTTGAGGCCCCCGCAAGTGGGGAGCCCCCACCGCCGCAGGAGTACTCTCGTTCAGAGATGGTGAAGATGAAAACCCAAGCCAAACAGGGAAACCTTGAGGCGGAGGATTACGTCCGAGCCCATTCTGCGGCCTATCTCCAAGCGCTAAGCGAAGGAAATGTCCGGCCCTGACCCACTTCGTTTTTAACCAACTCATAATGAGGTAAAAAGAAATGGCAGCACAATTTGCCGCAACTAATGCGGTAACTACGTCTGGTGTTCCTAATTTTATCCCTGAGCTTTGGTCCGACGAGGTGCTGGCAGCCTACAAGGCTAACCTTGTAATGCCGCAACTTGTTACGACCATGCCATTCAGTGGTAAGAAAGGCGACACTGTACACATCCCGCGTCCCGTACGCGGTAGCGCGTCTGCAAAGAGCGCCGCAAACGCTGTTACTTTGATTGCTGGCTCGGACGCCGTGTTCGACCTGACAATTAATCAGCACTTTGAGTATTCTCGTTTGATCGAAGATATTGTCTCCGTTCAAGCGTTAGACTCAATCCGTCAGTTCTATACTGACGACGCTGGTTACGCTCTGGCAATCAATGTAGATTCAGCTCTCCACGACGAAGGCGCTAAGTTCGCCGCTCCCCACGCGACTCCAACGACGGCTGGTTCCAGCTACTCGAAGGCAGTTATTGGGGGCGACGGCACAACGGCTTGGTCTGAAGCTGGCTCTGGTAACGGCTCGGCCCTGACTGATGCAGGCATCCGTAGAGCTATTCAGGCTCTTGACGACAACAACGTGCCTTCGCGTATGCGTAATCTCGTCGTACCCCCGATTGAGAAACGCAAGCTAATGGGCATCTCTCGGTTCACGGAGCAGGCTTTCACAGGCGAAGCGAATGGTGGCAACACTATCCGTAATGGCCTTATTGGTGACGTTTACGGTATCCCCGTGTACGTATCTACTCAGGTAGCCACCGAAGAAGCCAATGACTCTACGGCCTATCGTGCATGTCTTATGTTCCAGAAGGAAGCAGTAGTCATCGCTGAACAGATCACGCCCCGCACACAGACTCAGTACAAGCAAGAATTCCTTGCTGACCTGATGACGGCGGACGTTCTGTACGGTGTTGGCGTTATGCGACCGGAAGCGGGAGTTGCACTGATTGTCCCGAATAGCTAATAGGAGGGTATAATCATGGCAGTAGGTAGATCAGACCAACGCCAGTTTCGCGACATCTTTAAGGCGGTGATCCCGTTCTCAGCAGCGCTGGACCCGGCTGCTTATGTCGATAACGAATCTCAGGTACTTCAAGTAACCGTAACTGGTGCTGCAATCGGCGACCTCGTGTGGGTCGCTCCCGGCATTGATATTGCGGAAGTGACGTACTCTGCGTTCGTTTCTGCTGCGGATACTGTAGATATTGTCATCAGTATGACCGGCGGCGATACAGACAACATTGCTTCATCTACTTGGAAGGGCGCAGTCCTTTCTTGGGATGATGAAGTTGGAATAGCTGGCGAATAAAGGTTTAGGGGGTTCCTCAAAAACCCCCACTTATTCATAGGAGATAACAATGGAACCTTTTACGATTGGATTTCTTGTAGGTATTTTTGTTACGGGCGTATCAGCTCTTTTATCAGTAAAGTTCGGTAAAGTAGAAATAAAGTTTAAGTAAATGGCGACTCAACTTAACATTGTTAACGATCTCCAGAGGCGGCTGCGAGAAACAGTTACTACGTCTGTGGGCACTAGCTCGTATTCTGCACTCTTGGGCATGTTTGTTAATGATGCTAAGGAGTTTATGGAGGACAGATGGTTCTGGACCGTCAATGAAGTCGAGATAGACACTTCTGTCCTTTCCAACGGCACAAGAGAATACGACCTGACTTCTACTACAGATAGGTCTTTTCTTGTACGTATGGAAGAAGATCGCACGCCCATGGCGTTTGACGTAACGAGCAATGAAAAGGGGCAATTGTATGATATACCCCTACGCGACCTCAGAGCGTGGCGTAACACACAGAACACAATTGACGATGTGGATGTGCCGTATAGATTTTCTGTCAAACCCGACAGCGATGGTCGTGGGTACACCTTGGAGCTATTACAGGGCTCCACTACATCCCGTACTTGGAGGACATACTGGTACGCACCACAGGCTGAACTTGCTGTTGACGGTACAGACGATAGCACAGAAGTACTACTGCCTAAACGTCCGGTTTTCCTTATGGCCCTCTACTATGCTCTCAACGAAAGAGGTGAGGAAATGGGCGAACCGGGCAATGTTGCAGAGCAAAGAGCCATGGAAGCAGCCGCAGCCGCAATGGAACTCGATATGCAAGTCCATAAAACGTCGGATACAAAGACCATGACGAATTTGGAGTGTCTAAGGAACAAGATTTTAGGAGATTTGTAATGCCTACACAACGCGCACACGGCGGTGCAGCAGTACAACCTATTAATCTAACGTCTCCTGCGTTTAGAGGTCTTAACACTGAGAACTCTGCTAACTTACTTGGGCCAGAGTGGGCGACTACTTTGGACAACGCGGTATTCGACACAGAGGGGAGGCCGACTACGCGTAAAGGATGGGTTTCTGGAACCACTACGGTATACGATGGGACTGAGAAACTAATCAAGCGTATCCATGAGTTTTGGAAAGCGAGCGCTACCAGTGAAGTAATATCTTCAACGGACGATAACATCCTAAAAGGGATGGTGGACTTGTCCACTTCTACAGCAAGTATAGATGGAAGTTTAAGTATAACCGATGGCAACATCAAATTTGTCAACTTCGCTGATAAATGTATTGCGTTTGGTCTCGGATCGGGCGGAATCCCAGTCGCTTACACGGGTTCTGGGAACTTTGGCGATATTACTGTCTCTGCTGGTACTGCTCCTACTGGCACTGTTGGCCTTAGTGCTTTTGGGCGGTTATGGGGCGTTGATTCGGACAAAAAAACGCTTAGATGGTCTGCGATTCTGGACGAAACTAAATGGGATTCGGGAAACGGCGGAGGGAGCGTGGATTTTGGCCGTGCGTGGCCGTCAGGGCAGGACACTATTGTAGCTCTTGGTGCTATCAGCGATAACCTTGTTGTTATGGGCCGCAAGAGCGCTATAATCATTGCAGACGACGCGCCCAGTGCATTGGGGCTTGACCCAACACAGATGTATGTTAAAGATGCTCTCGCTGGAGTAGGAGCTATCTCACAGTTTGCTGTATGTAACGCTAAAGGCGACTTATGGCTACTGACAGAAAACGGCATCACTTCTATCGGGCGCGAACTTGTCCAGAGAACCAACCCCATCAAGAGGCCCTCGGACAACGTTAACACACAGCTTAAAATGGCCCTTGATAACGAGACAAGTGTAGACGATGTGACGCTTGCCTACCACCCAGCAGATAACTTTGTCCTTGCTATTTTTCCTTCGTCAGAGCAGGTATTTCACTTTGATGCAGACCCTTTAGACGACGGAAGCAACAAGACAACTACGTGGACTTCGGCTGTACAAACGTCTGCGTACTTGACAAGTGACAAAAGTCTGAGAGCATCCCTCTCCCGAGAAGGCGGGGGGTCCACAACAGGGGAAATTTATCAGTACTCGGGCTTTTCAGATGATGGAAAGGCTTTTGTTTTTGATTACGAAAGTGGGTGGCTAGACCTTGGCCAAGAGGCGGCAGCGTACCTCAAGATGGTTAAAAAAGTTGGCTCTGTTGTATTTGCTTCAGCAGACACTTCCGTTACACATACTGTAAAGTATGATTTCGATGATGTAGGGTTTGCTACAGCACAGATAGCAGTGGCTGGCGGAACCGCCGCTGAGTACAATATCGCTGAGTACTCAGACGGAGGCGGGTCAGGTATTGGGTACAAAGACCCAAGCAACACAGCTCTAGGACAATCAGAGTATTCAGGTAGTTCTCTACAGTTGCGTACTCTTAGCGCCCCTTCTTCTGGAGCGGGGCAATACATTAAGGTAGGGTTGCAGTTAGATAACAGCGCCTCAGAATTTTCAGTGCAGCAGATTAATCTGTTTGCTAAAGTTGGAAGGTTGGCACACTAATGTCAGATTATACAAAGACTACAGATTTCGCGGCTAAAGACGCCTTAACTACTGGCAATGCCAATAAGGTTATCAAAGGTACAGAGATTGAGACCGAGTTTGATAACATAGCTACTGCAATTGCCACGAAGTACGACTCAGCTTCTGATTTACCAGCAGCAACTACTTCAGCAGCAGGTGCTCTCGAAATTGCCACACAAGCAGAGGCAGAGGCCCTTACATTAGACACTAAAATTATTACGCCACATACCCTGAACGATGTTCTGGTAGAGAACGCAGGGATGCTTGGGGATATTCAAGCCCTTGCAGACCCCGGAGAGGATCGTGTTCTTGCGTGGGACGATTCTGCGGGTGCGGTAGTCAACGCTTCCCTAGGGGACGCCTTACAGATGGACGCTTCTGCTGTTATTGATGTAGCAGTAACTGCCCCTCTGGCCATCGCATCAGACGCAGTAGAGTTAGATATTACCTCACTTACTAACATAGAAGGCAATGCTCTAGAAGCTACTGACGAATTTATTGTAGATGACGGCGGCGCTCCTAAAGCCATAGCGTATCAGGATGCAGGTCTCAAGGTAAACACAGCCATCAGTACGGTCAAAACATTTGCCGATGCTGACATGAACCAAGTATGGCAGCTATCAGGGTCTACAGATAGGCAATGGGATTTTGATACTGGCGTCGGTGTAATAGGTAATTTTATTATACTCATTCAAACGGGCACAGGGTCTATTGATTTGAGTGGAGGGTCGGCTACTGTTAACACGGCAGTAGGAGATTTCACTAGAACACAGGACAGTGTTGTAGTAGGACTTTGCACAGCCGCCAACACTTGGACATTCTACGGGGACATGGCGAGCGCATAATGCTAGTATCCTTTCTCATAGGCGCAGCCGGGGCATCGCAGACTGCTATTGTAACTCTTAGCAACGAAACGATCACTCATAATGACGGGACTACTGCACGAGCAGGTATTAGATTTAATACTGATGGCACAGTAGACAAGCGACGAGGGGATGCATACACCCAAATTGATTCGGCCACTGATTGGGTAACTCCCAACGAGTTAGGTAGTTCGGAATTTGATGTACGCTTTACAGGACACAGTGGGGATTCATTTACTACGTCAGCCGCCGCAGAAGACACATGGATAAATCTTGGGTCTAATCGTGAATGGAACATAACGGAAGCAGGCGGGTCCGTTAAAAACACTAGCGTTACTTTTGAAATCCGTCGAGGAGGCGTAACTCTTGACACAGGGTCATACTCCTTCACAGCGGACAACACATAATGCACAGGGTACAAATGAAATCAGATGTAGCAGCGCTTATCCAAGCATCGACAAGTGCTGGGTTAGCCGGAGCAACTTGGGTGGCAGACTTAGCAGAATGGACGCAGCTAGGAGCTACCGCAGTAGCAATTGTAGCGGGTCTTATGGCGGCGTGGTACCACTACGAAAGAGCCCAGACGCTTCGTAAAAACAGAAAAGAGGAAGAATAATGCCAGCAGGTGGAATGCCCTACACGTGGGCAACAAGCGGACCCCTTCCGGGAGCCTCTGTAGGGAGTAGCTCAGGGGGCAGCTCAGGAGGAGGCCTAAGCGCAGGAATCGGTATGCTAGGTAACTTCCTTGGAGGACCTTGGGGCTCTGCTCTGGGGGGATTAGGAAGTATTTTAGGGGCTAACTCTGGGCTTTCCCAAGCCCGAGACGACATCCTTGGTCTAGCTAATACAGACCCGACTAATTTTACTGGCGCTGCTGGTACTTTTGGATTTAACGGCGGCAATGCATCCTTTGGGCTTAGCCCTCAGATGCAAGCAATGCAGAACATCATGTCAGGTGTAGGAGCACAAGGGTTTGGAGGGGGCTTATTTTCAGACCCCGCGTTCCAGCAGGCGTTTCAGCAAGCAGACCTAGCAGGGGCGTTCAACCAAGCCCAGCAACCTATCGACACGGGCTTCCTCGGGCAACAAGGACGAGACGCACTACTACAGGCTCAGGATCAGAGCGGTTTGATTCAGGGCTTTAACGACCAGCTTACAGCATTAGCCCGACCGGGGGAAAACGCAGCAGTTAATCGACTTCTTCAAAGCCAGTTTGATTCTGGTATGGGGGCTTCGTCTCCAGCAGCAGACGAAAGAGCAAGTCAAGCTAATCGCTTCCGAACTGACGCCAACGACCGAGCGCGGATCGCCACGCAGTTGGGAATGGCACAGCAGCAGGCACTGCGAGGATTCGGTACTCAGGCCATCGGACAGGGCTTTAATCAGGGCCTGACTTCGGGGCAAACAAGGCTACAAAATGCTCTTGGTCTTTTTGGGCTTGGAGATCAACTCCGCAGCCGAGGCATATCAGAGGGCTTCCAGTCGCAAGCAGGGATGCAAGCAAACGCACAGCACGCACTTAGCGCTATTCTTGGTAGCCTGAATGCTGGTGCTAATAGAGCCAGTGCTACTGGGTACCACGCAAATCAACTGGGGCAACTTGGACAGGGAAGCGGCGGCTTACTGAGTGGAGCTATAGGCAGCATTCTCGGAGGATTTTCATAGTGGCAGCCACAGGAAAAGACGCAGGGTTTTTGTCTTCGCTCGGACTCGGTCCCGTTAATGAGACGGCCCTGTACCAACAAGGTCTTATGAGAGGGACGCCCCAAGGTAGTGGCGCTGCCGCTACGTTCTACAACATAGGAACTAGAGCGGGAGGTATGATGCGCCCTGCGGCTCAAGGGGTTATTGGCGCTATGCAGGGAAAAGGATTTCAAGAATCTGCCCAGCTTGCTAAAGACCAAGTTGTTGCTCAGGAAATGGGCATTGACGTTAATATGCTCAGGGCGAGGAGAGAAATTAGAGATAGACTTAATGAAGTTACTGTCCCAAACACAGGAGACCCTTTAGACGACCAGATGACTGTGGCCAAGGAAGCTGTTCGTATTGCTAACGAAGTAGGCGACGTTGAAACTGCATCTACTGCTTTACAGAGGTTAACGAACCTTAGACAACAGAGATTAGAGTTCGAGAGGGCAGGACTAGCTAAGGAATCAGACATCCTTAACAACCGCAGGGCGTACAACCTAGCAGAACGGGAACAGTTCTTGGGGGCTGCCGGAACTCTTGTAGGCTCACCCGATAAGCTAATACATTACCGTCTAGTTACTGATCCAGATAGCCCACACCATGGACAATTTGAAGTATTCCACGGTGACAGGATGGTGGAATACAAGGATGGGGGAGTGATCCCCGCTGGCGCAACAGTTAGCGATAGAAGGAATAAGGACGACATATACGACCACATTAGAAGATATCGGACCCCAAAGTCCTTACAAGCAGAACAGGAGTCGATAAGATCGATAGCGGAGCGTGGAACTACTGTGGGAGACATTGTTGATCTGTTTGCTACCAGTCCAGACCCTCAAAGGTTCTTGGGGGCGGCTGGTAAACTCCTTGTAGGCGCTGACATGGCTATTCGTACTGTTGACAGTGTTGCAGGTATGATAGGAGACCGAGCCCTTACGTGGGAAAATGCAGACGGAAAAACTACAGCCCGTTTTGGAAGCGCAGCGGAAATGCAAAAACGAGCGATAGAAGCGGCGGAAAATGTTATAGAGAGTATCCCCATAGCAGAGAGTTGGGAAAACATTAAAGAAACTATGGGAGCGGAGCAGTTTAATGCAATGATTATGGAACTAGCTTTCCTTGACGCTCGTTTAATGGAGCCAAGTAACCGTGGACTATCTGATAAAGATATTGAAAACTCTTTAAAACGTCTGGTCGGCGGTACTGCTAATCCCGTATCGTTCTTAATGAGACAGAAACAATGGGTCGGCAACATGGAGGCTAAGATCAAGAGCTTTGGGGGTCTTATTCCTACTACAGACGAGTTCACAACGGAGCAGATAAGAGCTGCCATGGTTAATCCTAAGTATTTAACTGCTACAGAAGAACATTTAGCAGGTTTACGGACTAAGATTGATAACGAAATTGATCGTATTCAAGGCATACAGACGCTCCCCCCAGAAGTGGGAGAAGTTCCAGAAGTGGGAGAAATTAGGGACGGTTTTATATTTCAAGGGGGAGACCCCGGCGATCCAAATAGCTGGGTAGCGGAGAAGCCTGCATCATGACACAAGAGCAAGGTCCGTGGATACAGTTTCAGCCGGGACTACAAAAGCAGCCTGATGGTCCGCCTGAGAAGCCTGCTGGTCCGTGGGAACAGTTTCAGAGTTCGCCTCCCCCGTCCATCGTAAGTACCCCTATTTCCTCACGGCCAAGCGACGAATGGCCCCATATCCCGCACGAGGGCATTTTTCGACAGATGTTGCCTCGTATTCCTGATGTAATACAGGATGCGGACACAGACGCTGGTCGCAGGCAAGCCGCCGCAGCGCGGGGCATTGATATGCGGACGGGTCTTCCTTTTTTATCCAAAGTACGCATGGCCATGGTGCCTAACGTGCCCTCTCTCCAGAGAGACGCCGCTAGACAAGAGTTTGCCGCAGAGATTAAAGAGGCTGCCGAATCTGGGGAGGAGTTTCTCAAGTTTGACGGCGCACTTGGAGAAATGCTGTTTCGTCGTAAGATCACGCAAAATGACGTAGATTCTGGCTTAGAGTCCCCTGAATCTATAGGGCAGTCGCGCTGGACGGTACTAAACACAACGGACTTTGACCTTCCAGAGCTAGCCTCTTTTATGGCCGCAGCCGTAAGTCCGAGCAAAGGCGGCGTCCTTAGATCAGTAGGCAAAACAGGATTCGCGGCGGTTGCCGGACGAGAGATTGGTAACGCCATAGAAACAGCTTTTCACTATGCTCGTACTGGGCAGTTGCCTTCACCTGAGGAATCTCTTAGGTTGTTCGGTTCCGACGTAGGTCTAGAGTTCGCTGCTTCCCTTCTTGGAGAGGCGGGGTCTAGGCTATTAATTGAACCTGTCACGAACTACGTGCAGAAAAAACTTGCTCGTAGGGGTGCTTTAGGCAAACCTGTCGATGTCGCAGAAGAAGCGGGAGAAGTAGTTGAGGAGATTAACCAAGTAGTAAAGGCAGAAGGGGGTAAGGGAGAGTTTGCTCCTTCTGTGGGCGAGGTTCTAGACGACCCCGCTAAAATTGTAGCAGAACGCTCCCAGATTCAGGCCGCATCCGTTGGATCACGGGCGGAGGAGGCCGCTAGGCTAGAGAGGGAGAAGCGAGCTTTACGCGAGTACACTGAAGCTAGGTTCGGAGGCGATCCGTCGCTGGCCGCACGGCAGGGGGAGATTGTACAGAACGCTAACACCACTTTCAAAGATGGGCAGACCATCCACATTGGCTCGGTAGACGACAGGATTCATGTCTTTCCGGGAGCCGGAGCAGCAGAAGGGAAAGGTGTAGAGATTGCTCCTATAGGGGATCGCTGGCGCGTGCAGGGGGAGAACCTAGAAGGCCTTGAGGGGCTTGGCTTTGGGGAGCAATTATATAAGGCAGCGGCGCAAGAAGCACGGGAACGAGGGGCTCTCTTAGAGTCTAGTTCTGCGCTCACTAGGTCAGATGTTGCTCGGTGGAAGGCCCTTGACGGTACCCCCGAAGCAGGCAAGCTACGATGGAACGTAGACCCCAACAACCCTGCTAACTGGAACGGGGATATACTTATCCATGATGGCGCTTCGGTGGTAGAAATGGTGCCTCAGCAGAGCATGGTTGACGATCTTTTGGCCGCAGGCAGCTTCCGAGGAGAGGGTGGTCGATTCACCAATCTTTTCAAACAGTTCTTGAACGATCCTCCAACCGCTGGTCTCCGTGAACTAAAGAAAGAGGTAGGGTCCAACGCTCTCCAACGTCAGAAGTTTGTACAGGCGCTTTATGACAACTATCGTCAAGCAGCTATAGTCCGAGACCCAGTTCGTAGTACTAAAGGCAATCCAGTAGAGAAGTTCGACTTTAACAGGCACAGTGAATGGCTGGACGAGAATTGGGGGGTACTTGAAGCGGTTATGGACCCGAGCGATCTTGTCCGGCTAGTGCAGCCGGGGCGCTTCAAAAAAGTTTTAGAGAATGTAGATAACCTAGCCAACGCCAAGCGATCTATTGTTAACCGAGCGCTCAAAGAACCCTTAGAGAGCAACATACTAAAGGATAACAAGCAGCTAGTTAATAGAATAGCAGGAATGGAATCTAGACGACGCCAACGATTCTTTCGTATGCTTAGAGCCACTGACCCTCGCCATGCGGAGGAACTACAGGGGCTGATGCGAGAAAATGTGGCTGCTGGACTACGGAAACGATTTGGGGGTGGGGCGACTACTCCGCGTAGTCTGAGCTACAATCAGTGGCTTACTGAGAACAAGGCGTGGCTTGGCGATGTGTTTGGAGCCCCGTACGTACGAGACCTAGAGACATTAGGCAAAGCATTGGAGATTGGCGCTCGCAGGTCAGGCATCCGAGGCGCTGCGCCGGAAGTAAACAATGGGCCACTTCAAGTATTCCGTAGTATTTTCGGACCTCTGTCTAGGCAACAAAGATTTATTACTGCGGGGCGCAAACTGCAACTTAACCGCCTTGGGGAATCGGCCATTGAGGTAATTACTGACCCGGCTGTACTGCGAGGTCTAATAGAGGTGCGTGACCTAACTATCGACAACCGCAGAGCAGCACAGTTCTTATCTCGCTATGGGATCATGGAAATATTTGGGGAAGATGAAGCTGCCGGTATTTCTCAAATTAACTCACTTATTGAGGAGGCAAGGGCGCTTGAGGACTTGGAGTTGCCGTAGTAAGAAAGTATTCGACACCTTGCATCCTGACCTACAGGTGCTGGTGACAAGAATTAGGGACGAAGTTACAGATATATCACTCGTCTCAGGATATAGAGATAGAGAGGAACAGAACACCATGTTTGACAACGGTGTCAGTACATTACGCTGGCCCGACAGTAAACACAATCGTAAACCTTCAAGAGCTGTAGATTTACAGCCCTATCCTTACCCTGATTATGACCCTAAATTATGGGGCGCATTAGGGTATATTGCAGGTAGGGCTTTTGCTCTTGCTCAACAAGAAGGTATACGAATTCGATGGGGTGGAGACTGGGATGGAGACGGCGATCTAACAGATCAAAATTTCGACGACCTCTTTCATATAGAACTGCATTAAAGAGGGCACTCTGTCTTATCCTGCTAGTGTGGGGAGTTGTAATTATAGTGTTTGTAGGGGCATTAGTTATCCCTATAATTTTTGACTTTGACTGGGAGGATATGTGAAGGTTGTAGAAGTGCAATGGTCTGATGCAGCATCCTACCACGAATCATGGACATACAAAAAAGCCCGCAAGGAAGGCGGGCTTGTTAAATGTAAAACTGTAGGGTATCTATTTGAGGAGACCCCAGAACATTATTGCTTAGTGCAGACCTTAGACGAATCAGAAACACTAGACACTTTAATGTACATTCCTAAAACATGGGTAGTAAAATATAATGAGCTGGGTCCAAGACATAGTTAAAGGAATTGTATCGCCTATTACGTCCGTACTGGCCAAACGGCAGGAAAGGAAGATGGCCAACGAGCAGGCTCAGGCTAAGGTAAAACAGATTAATGCAGAGTCTGCCGCAGAGTTGGGCCTCAACGATCAAGAGTGGGAGCAAATACAGGCAGCAATGCAAGGCTCCACTTGGAAGGATGAGTATGTTACTATCTCTGTGGTATCTTTCCTCAACCTCATAATCGTTGGGGGTGTGGCCCAAGCCTTTAGTTACCCACAGATTCTTGAAGGCGTGGCTATTGCCATTAATACTTTAGTTAGCTCTGGTGTAAACTTTGGATTTATACTTGAGGCTACAATCCTTAGTGCGTTGGGCCTCAGCATTTGGAGAAAGGTTTAATTTCACATATGTGAATGAATAAGTTTCACACATGTGAATT